AGCTTTTAACACTGATTCACGAGGTCTTAAAAGTGCCGGTGCCCGCATGCCTGCGTCTTTATAAGTATCAAGGGCTACCCGCACATACTCACTAGATAACAACGTTGTAAGAATCCTATCTGTCTCTTTTGCGATTTCCTTACCAAGAACATTAACTCTTAAATAAAGATTGTTTATTCTTTTGCGGAAATCTCTGTTCGTGGCTTTATCTTTTAAATACAAAATCAAGTTCAATTTGCCGTTCTGGTAATATGGTGACATCAACTCTGAGTATTCCTTCACAAGATTTGAATACTCTCTCTTATAGAGCAAAGATACATGCTTCTCAGCCTTAGCTGCCTGCCGCAACTCATACTCTAGTCGATTATTAATTTCATCTATTGTAGGCATGCGGCATTACACCTCTTCGGTTGGCAAGGCTGGTTCTGTGTAGAAAGATGGTAATTCTTCTCGTTCTGCTTTAACCTGCTCCAACTCTGCGTCAACATCATCAATAAATGGAATTTGTGATAATTGAGTTTTATGAGAAATAACACCAGATAATGAAAGTAGAACATCTATATCTTCTGCCAATGAAACTGGAAGATTGCGTTCAAAGATAATATCAACATCTGTCCAACTGAAAGGATTACCTTTTAGAGTAAAGATGGTTGAAAGTAAACGTAAACGATTCTGTAGTCCTCTCTTGAACTTACGCTCTTTAATAAGAGATAAATCTTCAGTTCCCATAATCTTGTAACGCATTGCCACTCCTGATGAATTAGATGAGAAGCTCTCATCATTCATGTTAGGACAGTGACTAAACTTGTGTATATTACTTTCTGTTTGTGAAAGAAGATTCTCTGTTTGAGTCTCTGGCGCATTCTTGATTAGCCAAGAAACATCTGCGTCTGAGTCCATAATGAGAGTACGCTTCTCCCGCATATCAGCTAAGTCATCCGCGTCTGCGGTCATACCCTTAAGAACTAAATAGGCGTTTGTGAACGCTTCAAAGTCATTAACACTGTCTGACATTACTTTATCATAAGCATCAATAAGTGTGATAACATCTTCAAAATCTCCCTTGTAGTAATCATTATTTCGATATTCTACAACAGGAACTTCATCGAAGTAATGAACATAAGGCTCCATAATCATTGTTAATGCACCGTACTGTCCATCACCTTTGTAAGTTGTTATTGTTTGCTTATCATAAACCTCCACAACGGTGTAAGTTTCTCCGTCCACAATGTCATCAACACTGTAGAAACGGATAACATAAATAAGTTGCTCTTCAATAGTATCATCAACGATTGTAATGATTTCCTTCGGATCTAGAGCTTTGAAACGTGGCTCACCGAACTCATTCAAATAGACAAGTTCATAGGCCGCGCCAAAGATAGAAGCGTCCGTTGCCAAACTTGCATTTTCATCTTGCTCGTTGTTGCTATTATAAACGTCAAGCATAAAGCTCAAATCTTGTGTATCAGAAGTATAATTAACAGGCTTTCCCATAAAATATCCAGTGAGAGTGTCTGTTATATATCTAGGATAACTATGAACCAACTTGTTATTAGGTTTAGTAGTATCAGACATTGCTCTTAAAGTAATAGCTGTGTCTCCAAGATAATAGTTCTCTAGATTAATTAATCTAGGCACTTCTGATAATTGATGAGCCTGAATTAATTTGGTAATAACTAAAGAAGTTAATACCTGGTTTTTATTTATTCTATACATATCCTTCCTTCCTTACAAACCTAAGAGTTTTATATCTACACTACTAAGTTTACGATTAGGTTCGTAGCATTGAAGTGCATATCGAAGAGCATCAATAGAATGATTGAACGCGTCTATTGGTATGTTTGTGTATTCGTTGGTTTGTCTATCTTTCTTCCAACTATAGTTCTGAAACTCTATAATTGTTTCAGGACAAGAAGGAGAAATAACAATATTGTATTGTTGCAACTTCTGTATACCTTGAAGTACTGATCCTGGCCCCTTAGCGGCAGCTCTTATTCGTGTAATTCCGAGTCTGCGTATTTCCTCTATAGACTTAGGCTCTGCCGCATCTGCTATAATAACAGACTTACTATATCCCCTTCTCGCAATCTCATTAGCTATATCATTATTAAGCATACCTTTATTATACATCTCTTCATAAATATATATCGTTCTATTCTCTTCGTTTAAGAGAGCGCAAATGAGGACGGTAGGGTCTGCAGTATACCCAAAGTCCAATCCTAGAAGTAATTCACCTGATACATCTGGTACATTAAAATCCTGTACACTCCAGTTCTGAAAAATAAGCTTCTCAAGAGAGCCAAACAATCCTTCTGTATAGATAGTGTAGTATGCGGGGTTCGTCTCTTTGAGTAACATTAACGAGTCTATGTAAGGTTGAGGGAGGAAAGTATTATCTTTCCAAGTACTATGATGTATAAATACTTTATCTCTAAACTCTTTATACTCATCTGCCCTTCCTTCATCAAAGAACAAAGGATAAACCCAATTAACCTTAGATATGGGGTTGAATGATAGGTAGACTTGTTGGTCTTTAACCTTAGGATGCCGCACACGTAAATCTATTTGGTTGAACTCGTCTAGACTGAATTCACTAGCCTCTTCTAACCATGCATCGGTTAAGCCTTGGATACTCTTCAGCTTCTCCGGATCATCTAAACCTGAACATAAAAACATACTACCATTAGGTAGAGTAATAGAGAAGTCTGTCCTGTTTATCTTACAGTAGTGTAAAATCTTAAAAAAGGTGAGCTGTTCTATTAGCAACTGAAATACAGATGTCTTAACAGTCTTACCCACCTTTCTTAAAATTAATATCTTGCGAGGTTCCTTTAATGCTTTAATTAGTATTTTCTGAACTAGGAAGTGAGACTTACCAGACCCAGCTCCCCCATGCCATACCTCGTATCTATGTGAATAATCTAAGAGATGTGGGTAAAATGCTTCGTTAAATATATTGTGATTAACTTGTATGTTCATTTCCGCACTATCCTAGATTATTTCTACTGTAATAACATCTGTCTTTATCTCAACCTTGTCGGTGTAAACTCCATACTGCTTGCCTAATAGTTCAACTGCTTTTAATTGATGTTGCATTCCAATTTTTTCATTTTCATTATTAGTAAAAGCAACAGACTTAAGTTTTTCCGCCATCATCTGGATAATTTCGTCTTTAGGCCCGACCTTCTCGTTCAATCTCGTCTGTATGTACTCCTGCACGTGAGGCTTGATTTTAAGAGCATGAGCTGCTCTATCTGGAGTTTTATTAGAATCTCCATATACATCTCTATAGGCTTGGGTAGCATTATACCCGTTAGCCAAGTACTCATCACAGAACATCTTCTGTTTCTCATTTAACTTGGGCATTCGCCACCTCCAATCTATTTTGTCTTCTATATATATGAAAAAAGGGCGAAAATAATTACATACTTTCGCCCCTTATTATATCAAAATTTTTACATTTTGGCAAAATTCTCCAAGAAATAAATAGCATTAAGCAGTGATGTCTCATTAATCCTTTGTTTGGGAATTGTTATAGAGACTCCTCCACGACTCAACTCTATAATTTTAACTCCCTCTTCCATGTAATAAGACACCTTTATATGACTTCTTAAAGCCCTCCCAATTAATCCTTTTAATTCACTCACACCGGACGCTCCAGAGTGAGAACACTTTTTGCTTCCTCTTCATTCCACGCATCTCGATTAAAAACTTCTATCTCGTTCATCCAGTTCATATCATCACATCGCCCAAGCACATTTAAAGGAGGGTTATATTTTCTTATCATTTCTGTCTCTAACATATCCATATCCTGTTCGCCCTCGAACGGATCCCACTCATACAGAACCCCAAAATAAACATTCACACCCTCCATCATTAAATTGCGTAATATCTGATACTTGCGGGAATCACTAGTCCAGATATTTGCTGCATGCTCCTGCGCCCGCAGATCGAACGTGCGCCGCGTGAGCCCAACATATAACAAAAAATCCTGTCCCTCTCTGCGCCCAAATATACCATAAATCCCACTTGACATGCGGCGACCCCTCCTTAAATCTTCACAGGACTAGACAAACGCTCGTTTTTGACCGATTTTGGTGATTTTATGTATAATGTTCTATAATATATTATAGGGTATTATACATAAAATCACCAATTTGAATAGAAAATCTCTTCACACATCCTAGATAGTCGTATCTCATATATTAAATCAAAGAATCATCATACCAAAGCTCATCAGTTTCTTCACTGGGCATTCCCGCAAACACCAACACTTCACAGTCATGCTCTCTGATTCTTGCTCTACCAATTGCTTGTGTTAATTCATTTTGTATATAATACATATGTATATCTCTCAAAACCGAATTGTGATAAGTATATAACATATAACTAAGCCCATTTTTTTCCACTCTAATATACGAGCGGGCACTGGCCTCGGGATCCGTAAAACCAAGCTCCGCAAATAATAAGTCATAATAATGAAAAGGTAAATTATATAATCCCGCTACAATTAAATTTCTACCCTTATAAATATCAATACCTTCCGCATTCCCAAAGTGTAATTCTTTATCTACGATAAAGCCCGCTTCTTTAAATTTGTTAGTATAAATATTATGCGAAATTAACACATAGTCATCTTTCTTTTTACCTCGTTTTTCTATTTCTGTTAAAATTGTAGACAACGCACTTTCAAAATTTTTTCGCATCCAAGTCTTACTATAAGAGTTATCAATAAATTGAATAACCTTACCTGTATTTTCAATATTCCCGCAATCTTTAAATGCCTTAACATGATGTTCAAAAACAAGTCGTGTAAAAGTTTCTTCTATTGTTGCGGAGTATATAGTATATTTTCTATATTGAACTTCGAGTTCACGTCGAGAAATATACATTATTTGTCCCAGTTTATTTATAATCGCATTATTGGCCGCGAACATGCTCAATACATCACTGGCAGGCATCGTTCGCGCAGTTAATAATCTTGTAGAAATAGACTCTGTGTTCAATATACCAATGTTTCCAATATAAAATGGCTGCGAAAACTTAGTTGGCTCATCATCGCTTAATAAAGCTTGTTGGCTTCTCAGCTTCTCTAATAAGTCATCTAAAAGCTTTAAATTAGCCTTATTTTTTGTTTCTTTTACAATGTTTCTAAATATTACTATATCATTAATAGTGGTGGTTCTCCCATCTAAAGTCTTCTTTAGAATATCTTCATCAATAATAACATTCTTTATGTGCGGGAACTGGTTCAGTAATCCGCGTTCGTGCGTCGTTAGTACTAACGGGGCTGTGTCCGCAAACTCTATCCAATTTAGATAATCCTGGCATATCTTATCTCCATGATAAGCTTGAAGTTTTATATAATTATTTTCCATTGTGCTAGCTCTATCTGTAAAGCCCATATCTCTAAGAGCTTTAATTTGTTTTCTTATATCATCATCTTTAACTTTAGGCTTAGGAGGAATCACACAAACTTCACTCCATCCATATTTCTTTTTAGCCAGAATCCGCTCATAAACATCAGTTTTTAATCTATGATTGGGAAAAAGTATCATTGTTTGTGATTCATATCTTTCATCTATATATAGTTCTGTTTTTCCAACTCCTGTAGGAGCTTTAAGAAAATACATGCCATGTTCATGCATCAATTGGATCTCTCTGTTTTGCTCTTCCATTTTCTCTCTTCCTTTTTCTAGTGTCTCCTTTAAATCTTTTTCTTGATATCTATAAGGTTTTGCGTCTTTTCTAAATAATCTAATTATATTGCCATCGTTATTAGGACATTCTTCAAAATAAGGACAATTAAGAGAGGAACAGCGTGAGCCTTTATTATATTCGGCTCTATTTGAAATAGAAGAAGAAATGGCGATATAATAAGGAGGTTCATGTTTAGCATTAGTATATAATTCTGAACGACTTAAAATAGTATCTTTAAATTTCTTGTCGCCTCCTTTTACAACTCTCATTCCTAATGCCAAATGGAACAGTTGATTATAATAAAGCGCTTCATCGCCTTTCACAAAATCCTTATATAAATCACATAGATTTTCAAGTCGGTGCCAATCTGGATTATTTATTTTATATTCTCTTTGTCCTTTTTCTTCATAAAAAACTGCATATTCTTTTTTCATGTTTCGAGCATATGTTATCTTATCTTTTGCCTTTTCTTGTGCGCGAATGGCAGATGCAAGGATTTCTGTATCTAGGTATTTTGTTGTAAAGTTCTCATAATCTCCATTTATATATACTTCAAATTTAGTTCCATGGAACAATCTAACTGGTTCTTTACAAGCAGGGTCCGCACCTTTAAATAATGAAATCAGTGCGGTCATATACTGTCTGTAGATCTCTCCATCGGTAATCGGCTCCCGCAATAAATATATAACACGAAACTTATGTTCTTCTTTTGTGTGGCTGTAAGTAGGATATATAATACTAGATTGTAGTCCTAATTCATACTCAGTTTGTATAAAATCATCAATACTGGTGAGTCCATCAAAATCTAATGTCATTAGTCTACTAGCTGTAAAATGTGAATTGCGGCGTTGAGTACATTTATTAACAAAAGTGCAGCCTTGTGAGATTCCTTGAATTAATTCTGCGAGTGTGCGATCTTTTTGATTTTTTACTATATCTGTATTAATTTGTTGAAGTTCTTCTTGACTTGGTTTTTCTCTTCTTACTTGTTTTTGTTCAGGATCACGTCTTTCTCTTCCTATTCTATCATCAATTAGCACTGGATATAAATCGGAATATTCATGTCTCATTAATTCATCTATATCTACTCGTGTATACTTTCCCTCCTTTAACAAATTTTCAAATAATATACTATTCATCTATTCATACACACTTTTAACAATCGCGAAAATGTAGCCAAACATTATCGCTAAAAAATAAATAACTACATATTCCATTAGTTATCCTCCTTTAATAATTTTCTCGCCTCAATTAACCAGTCTAATTTATCACTTGCCTTCTCTAACTCTTTAAAGATAGCTTCACGTGCCACATCAGACATAGTGCTGTCTACTCGTGCGGCATACATCTTTAAAAGATGCTTCTCTTTTTCTGTCATTTTTACTGATACTACAGATGTTCTGTCGGTTGCCATTTTGTTCACTTCCCTTCCTCAAAATCATTCTAGCACTCTAGATGACCACTCCATCAAAAAAAATACCCCTCTATCTCTGTGCCGGGTGGGGAGCAAAAGGAGGAACTTAAAACTCCCCACCCCCGCAGAGAAGAGAAAGAGGATGATAATAATGGCTTTTATTATCTTCATTAGTATATGAATTTTTGAACGACTCCTTAATAAGTTTTCGCCCAAGAATCTTTTAGACTAATCCCATATTTCTATTATACCACAAATTTTTACTGCTGTCAAGTTCGAGAGGTTGCGGATTCTCGCCCTTAGCGTTCTAAAACCGTAAACTCCTCCGTCCAAACTTCATGCACGATCTCCCGCAGAGGATTAACTTGAAATTTCAAAACAATATATAATTTATATGTTCCAGGAGGAAGTGTATAAGGAATTGGGACTTCCACATAAGCCGTTCCACTACCCTCTTGTAAATGTAATGTGTCATCTGTTGAGGAGAAAATTAAACCATCAACAAAGTTTCGCTCAACTGTAGCTTCTGTACAAGTATTTTTCACAAAATCAAACTTATAACTTAAATAATCTCCTTGATGTAAAACCTTATCTTCATCCAATATAGGATATGGTTGCGGAGATGTCTCAATAGTATCATAAGGATATAAAGTCCAAAAAGCAACCGTTATGATAGCTGCAGCAAGCAATAAAAGAGTCCCATACGCAAAACATTCTAAAGCTAGAAAGCGTTTACGCTCCTTTCTTAGACATTCTTCTTTATCCATTCTATCTCACCACCAAATTTATAATTGCGGTGCCAACACCCATAAGAATTAGAGCAACAAAGCCCCAAACTACTTTTTCTACCAATTTCTTAGCATAGCGGCAGTCGCTTTCTTCTCTGTGTTTAGCAAGAGCTTTAATTAGATCTAATTCATATTCAAGCTCTTCTTTACTTTTGTCTGTTGTCATACTGCCTCCTACTCTCTTGTTATTTCAGAATCTCCGACAAAAGAATGCGGGATACTTGTAGTTACCTCAATCCCAGAGTCTTCCAGTTCGCTATTTTCTTCAAAAACTGGAATATCAGTAATTCCTTGTAATCCAAGAGCTTCTATAATAGAAGTTCCGGATATCCCCAAAATACTTATGGAAGAAATACCATAAATAACTTTTCGCATTTTGTCAGTTAGATTATAAATGACAGATTGTACGAGACTTGTTGCGGCAAGACTCTTATAAATCTTCTTAATAACACTTCCAACAATACTTGCTCTAACACTAACAATTTTCAATACATGGCGACGAACGCTAACACTTGCTTTTGCTGTCGCCTCAACTGTACGGTAAAAAATAACTGTGCCTTGATGCCAAATACCAGAAACAAAAATCGCTGCAGAGGCAGCCGCCGCACTCACTATTTTCTTTGTTTCTCTTGTTACTTCTGTCCCAATCGCTGCGGCCGCACTCTTTGTTGTCTGTGTGCGGCGGACGCTCACTGGAGAGATTTTTGCGACCACTTCTAACGTTCTATAGAACAGATGTGTTCCACCAATTTTAAACGCATCTACGTAAGCTGTAATGTTTGCGCTGACACTTAAAATTTTATTTACGGCCTTACTCATATTCGTTTCTATTAATGCGGTAATGCTCAGTGACAAATTAGATTTCTTTTTTAAATATGTTTGTATTGCAGAGAAAACAAATTGTGTAATTTTTATTTTTCTTACAAGACTTGTAATGGTAGATGAACTTACTAGAAGTGTAAGCTTAGTTTTTATAATCCTTGAGGCTTGGCCCGCACTCATAACAA